TACCACCCCATATTATTTGGTTTTTACTAACCCTAAATAATTCTATAAAATAACTATCGGTGGGTGCTGTGTTCCAATCTCTATGCTGCTCTTTTTGTCGAAAGTTTAGAATATTAGTTTTTTTATCTCCATAACCATAAGGTGGATCAACAATAGCAAGGTCGAAGTAGTTATCCTCATACCTCGCCATTAAATCCATACAGTCCTCGTTTGTTATCATTCTGTTGAGATTGCGTTTGCATCGTATATGGTCGCTTGTTGGTTTCTCGGTTGTATATTAAAACCTACTAACATAGCTTCTAAGCGTATTTTAACGTCGTTTCTACGTTCCTCAGGTACTTGGTCAACCAATGAGTAGAGAGGGTTGCTTATTCGCTTCTCAATCGTTTCTATCGGCTCGTCTTTTAGGTTGTAGAATATCTTGTAGACTTTATCGTAGTCTGCTTTAAATTCTTTATCGTGTTTGTAGTAATGGGTAAACCTATCCAAGTGATACAGGACAGTTGCGTGGTTTTGTTTAAATGATTCTGAGATATGCCTTTTAATCACTTCCTGCTCTCTCATTATTCTATAAGCAATCATCCTGCCCTTTACTGTTTTGTGTTTGCGATTGTTCTCAGTTATATCTATACCTAAGTGTTCTTTGATGATTTTCTCTAATCGTGTCTTGATATCTTTTGTGTACGTCATATTTATTTTAATTCATTATGAAAAGGCACTACTGAGTTTTCAAACCAATATGTAAATGCTTTCTCGCCATCAGGTAAAGGTTCTTTGTTGGCTGTAATGTAAGAGGATGCTACTAACAAAAATGCTTTTAATAGTTTTCTTTTATTGCCCTTAAACATTAATACCCTGTATGCTGCATTTGTTACAATTTTTGAGTTAGCTTTTGCTTTACCAAACTTATCTACAAAGTTATAAAGCTCGTTTAAAATATAATCTGATAACTCTTTATCTTTTATCTTAAATTTTCCTTTTCGGATTTGCTGATGTAATCTTAAATGCCCATCATAGCAAGTAGATATACTACCCACAGATAGATTTTTATTATACTTTGCTATTTGCTCTTTGAGATATACATAATCTTTTTTATCATCATCTGCCCACGATTTTATGTAATCATACAAATTCCAACCTTTGTTGTGAGCGTTTAAGTCAATTATATATCTTTGTACATCATCAAAGCTACTACTTACCCAATCAATAATGCTACAAGGTATTTTCTTAATGTTGTGCATTTTAAGGGCTTCTATTCTGTGTTGACCTTCTGCTGCATAGTATTTGTTTCTTAACTTAATTACCTTGATGGTATCTACAAAACCATTCTCTTCTATAAGATCGTACATTCTTTGTACGTGGTTTTCGTATAAATCTCTATTACCTTTAATGAATTGTATTTTAGCTATTGGTAATGTTTTTACTTCTGCTGTTCTTATTTGTGTTCTCATGTTATAAAATTCCTGTTAAACAATAATTATCTAAATCTGCACCATGTATAAAAAAGGTTTCAAAAACTTCTATGGCTTCGTGTGTTTTTCTTTTACCCTCATTGTAAAACTCTTCTGATACATCGTATATCGCTATGTCAAGAGTCCCCTTATCCATTACACCGAATTTAAACTCGCTATAAGGCACATTGAACAATGAGCAGTAGATGTAGACTTGTATATCATATCCATACTTACGAGCTGAGTAGGGGAAGCCCTTTATGTCAGTTGTGGTCTTTAGGTCAACGATTTTGTTTTTGCCTAACACATCTGCTTTACCTCTAAACGGATAACCACCTATCATACCACAGGCAGGCACTTCAAACTCGCTATTGTCTAAGAGTCTTAATGCCTGTTCGTTTCTTAGGAACGCATCAGCTAATCGCTCTGCATCTCGTTTCTCTTTTATCGTGAATACTTTACCATGCTCTGATAGTGCTTCCTTGTATTTCTTTGTGTTTTTGCTTTGCACATCTACAAAGATTTGGTCGTTAAAAACTGAGGGTTCGAGGATGGCGGTATGAAACAACCACCCATCACGCAGGGCTTGACTATCAGGCGAACCATAGTCTGTAACAAACTTATACTTCTTTGGGCTTTGGTGTAGCATCTTGATTGATGATGAGCTTAGAGCTGCCTTAGCCATATATCCATAGTAAAACTCATCTTCCTTTAGTAAATCTATGAGGGTGTCTTTCTTAAAGCGTTCCCCATTTAGTAGTGTTATCTCGCTCATCTTTGGTCTGCTTCAAAACAAGTTCCACTACAATACAATTCGCTTTCTCGTATGGGAGTTCCACACATTGAGCATTGGTTTGACTCTTCGTTATACTTTAACCAATCGCTATATTCCATATTTATTCTCTTTTAAATTCTCTAACTCTTTCTCTGCTCGTCTTGCTCGTTCTACAAGTCTTTGAACAGATTGACGTTCCTCTCGTAAGATACGCTTGAAACTGTACCGCTCTAACTCTAATTGATTTATATAGAACACGAGTCGTACAGTTGCTTCTGATATCTTTTGTAGTTCCTCATTATCTGACTTCTTTTGCCATTTGCTGATTGTTTCTAAAATCTCAGCAGAGTCAATCATATATTGCAACTGAGCAAAATCCATATCAAGCATATAATAATTCCTACAAGTCCTATCTGTGCAAAGTCTATCTTCATAATCCTAAAAACTTTTTGGCTTTAGACCACCACACATTCTGCGTGTAGTATAAGTTAAACTCTGTCTGAGTCATTACTTCTATCCTATCGCCTTTGTTGACGATGTATAATCCTGTGGGTGTTATTTTAAAAACCATGCTCTTAGAATATAAGTTAATAATAAGATGTCTAAAATCGCAATCCAAAAGCATAGAGCTATCAATGTTATATACATTGTACCCTCTATGTCATTAAAGTAGTTGAATAATTTTCTCATATAATCGTTTTAATGTTATACAAATATAATTAAAAAATGTTAATAAACAAATTTTACTTTTTTCTGTACTGAACAGCACACACAGCAAGTCTTTGATCTGTGTTAGGGTACTCTTTAATCATTGTAGGATTCCCCATACAACGAGCCATAAAGTCCTTTCTGTCCTCTCCTGTATTTGGTGTTGGTAATGGCATATCTATATGTTTAAATGCATTATTGTATTTATCTTGTTTATCGTTTCCTGCTTATCTACAATTCCGTTATCATCGTAGTAAACATAAACGTAGGGGGCAAACATACGTGCGTAGTTTTCGTTCTTTTGTCTGTGGTTTTCTTTTGCTTTGTTTTGGTAAGCTGTATTCATCCTCTTGTATGAGATGGGTTTTATCTGTATCCCCAAGATGATGTAATCGTCTTTTATGATCTCTGCATCTATGCAATAGGTGTGGTCTTTCTCAAAGTCTGTTTTGATTATATCTATATTGGTAAACTCTGCTTTGAGTTCGTCTATGATGCTAAGCTCTTGTTGGTATCCGTTCCAAGTCTGTCCTATCACACGATAGAAAACATACTGCTTAACATCTTCAAGAGATATCCATTGATTCTTTAAGTGTATGCGTTGGCTTACATAGGATAGTTGTTTGTACCCTACTGTGCATTTATAAGAGTACTCCCAATCCTTATGCGTTTTGCTTTCGTGGTATTTGTGGAAGTCGCTTATTAGCTTCATACACTTACCTACATACTTGGTCTGAAAAAAGTGATTAACACTCTTGTCTTTGTTTAGCTTACGATATAAGGCATCGTCTAAAGGTTGTTTATACTTGTATGCCTTTGTCATATAAAGTGTTTAGTTCGCTAATGTATTTTTGGATTACCCTTCTTGCTCTGTCATTAGGACATCCACAGGGTTTAGGTATATCAAGTTTGTGGTCAAAGTATTTAGCGTGTAGCTTTGCTATCATCTCAATCTCGTGCTTATTAACTACACCCCTGAGATTGCCTTTAAACTCAGTCCACTTATCGTAATCTTGTTTATTTAGATTTTTCATTGCGATTTATTTTGATGGAGTTCCACTCTTCTCTACGTCTATCGCACCCACAGTCAGGGTATATCTTCTTATATATATAGCGAATCCCTGTGTATTTTGTAAAATAATATACTAAATCTCCTAATCCCATTCTATATTGTTTTTGATTAATTGTTTAACATTCTTATAGGTGTTGTATAAAGAATAGTAAGATATGTTTGTTTTTCTTGCTAACTCTGCAATAGGCATACCATCGCTAATTATCTCAAATACAGTCCTATCGTACCAAAAGGTTTTGTCAAGCAGGTTATCCATTTGCTTCATAGCACCACAGATATCTACTTGTTTTGCTTCCCCTTGCTCGTCTATAAACTCAGACAGAGTATCTATGTTGGTTTTTATGATTTTCTTTTCCTTTCGGTGCAAGTCTATAAACAAACCCCTGAGCTGTTTGTAAATGTAGTAGTAGTTTATCTCGTCATTGTAAGATATGTCTATGCCCTTCTCGATATACTTGTGCATCATAAGATACATCTCCTGCACAATATCTTCTGCTACTGATTCCTTGCACCCAAACGATAACACGATTCTATGCCAATCCTCGTGCTTCTCTGCAATCTTCTCTAATGTGGTTTTCAAAATGGTAAATCTGTTTGTTCTTTGGTGTTGTAAGTTACTAAATTTTTTCCATCTATTTCAAAACCTACATTATTCAAGATACTTCTAAACTTCACAGGGTCATCTATTGGTGTGGGTTTGTACCCTAATTCTTGGTTTTTAACTTTAGCTGAATAAAAGTTTGAGTATATCCAATCCGTTTCGTGGTAGATGTATCTGTGTATGATTAAAAAGTCATCAGCTCTGTTCATACTCATACCCCCCATCTCACTATCAGAAGCCATAGGTGGTATCGGTTGGTTTGCGTAGTAATGCCCTTGTGGGTGTTTTTTTCTTAGAGCTTCTGTTACAGCGTGTACACATATCCAAGTTGTGATGTTATGCTGTTTGCAGAAGATTCGTATATCGGTAAGACTTTCATAGCTGTACTCATAGCTGTTTGAGTTCTTAGGGATATCCTTTTTTAAACTATTAAGTGGGTCAATTAAAAACCCCTGATAATCCCACGCTTTTTTTACAGCAGTAGCAAGTTCTAAAAGGTCTTTGTAAGTGTATGCTTTCTC